TGACAATATGTTATATCATATTACTAATATTGTAAATAAGCATATACAAGAATGTCTATATTACTATCATCGTGTAGGGGGACCTTATTTGTATTCTGATGCTGAATCAGTGTTGCTTCATAATAATATGACCAAATTACAAAATAATATTAGTGTTTATAAATTTGAATATAAAGAGAATGTAAGAGAATTTAAAGAGTTGCGCTATGGTAGTTTGGTTTGATAAATGATAAATGATAAATGATAAATGAATAAAATTGAAATTCTTTTTTTTATGTTTATTATTAATAAATAATAAGTTAATATATTTAAAATGAGCAATAGCAATAGCAATAGCAATAGCAATAATACGACTTGCGGAGTATGCTGTGAAAAATACAATAAATCCACTCATAATAGAGTTGTTTGCGAATATTCCGGTTGTGGTTACGAGTCGTGCAAAGTTTGCGTAAGAACATATTTGCTTGGAACAACAAATGACCCGCATTGTATGAATTGTAAAAATCAATGGACAAGTAAATTTATGGTTGAGAGTTTAAATAGAAGCTATATTGACAATGATTATAAAAAGCATCGTAAAAATTTGTTAGCTGAACGAGAGATTAGTAGAACGTCTGAATTAATGGTTTTAGTTGAAAGGACAAAACTTGTAGAAGACGAAACAAAGGAGCTTCATTTAATGATGAATGAATTTGAGGACTTGCGAAAAATGGTTAATACTATGCGTATTAAAATTGGCGAAAAAAATATGCGTATTTTTCGTATTCGAAATGGCGAACATGCCGAGAAAGATGAGCGCAAGAAATTTATTATGCCTTGCCCTGGCGATGATTGCAAAGGTTATTTGTCGTCGCATTATAAATGTGAGTTATGTAAATTATACGTATGTCCCGATTGTTTTGAGGTTATTGGATACAACAAAGAAGACGCACTCCATGTATGTAAGGAAGATAATTTGAAGAGTGCCGAAATGATTAAGAAGGAAACAAAAGGCTGTCCTAAGTGTGGTGTGCGAATTTTTAAGATATCTGGTTGCGACCAAATGTGGTGTACTGAATGTAAAGTGGCGTTTAGTTGGAATACTGGCAAAATGGTTATTGATGGGGCTATTCATAATCCTCATTTTTATCAATATATGCAAAATAATAATGCTGTTGGTGGAGGTGTAGCACCAAGAAACCCTGGTGATGTATTATGCGGTGGTTTATTATCTATACATAATTTAAAATTTATTCAAGCGCATTTAACAAAAGCCTCAGCTATTGTTAGTTGTACTAGCAATAGCAATGAATTTGTTGGGCTTTTGATTTCAAATAGTGTTATTAAAAATTTTATTCAAAATTTGAAGACTAAACCGACGCGAAAATATGTTGATTTTAATCTAGATGATGTGCTGTCTAATGTGGTTTTAATGGATGAGTTTAAATATATACTTTCACAAACTTCTATTTTTGCGATTTTAAATAATATATTGTCTAATCTTCACCGTGTTATTAACCATATTACAAATGTTGATTTAGAGAATTGTAGGCGATTAGTTCGACAATTTTTGAACCACGATGAAATAACTGTTCAATATATTTTAAATCGCAAGTCAAAAGAGGATTTGGCTAATGCTATTTATAAGAATGACAATGAGCGAAAAAAGAATGTTGAAAAGTTAAATGTATATGAACTATTAAGTGTTGTGGGTATTGAACGATTTAATGAATTAAATGAATATTTTAAATTTAAATCAGGCTTGACTGTTAATTTAATTGTGACTTTTATATATGAAATTGTAAAATTAGCAAATGAATATAATCAGCTTATTGAGTATTGTAATAATCAGCTTATTACAATTAGTTATACCTTAGGGATGTCTGTAAGTACTATTATTTATGACGATTATAGTTATAATAGTAAAAGTAACAAATTTACTTTAAATGAGTATAATAAAATCAAAAATGGTGCTGGTCCTGGACCCGGACTTGGTGTTGGTGCCGGTGTTGAAAAAAAAGAGAACAATGAAGAAGCCTCGTGTAGCTATATAAATAATAAATAATTTATTTTAAATAATATCCTTTAATATGTGTTGTTGCGTAACATGAGGGAGAATAATGCCCTTTTCTTCCGCATCGATAGCAAGAATTACTATTAACGTCATTGCTATTGCTATGTTTTGAAGCACATTTTTTTTCGTGGTATATGCATTTGCTTTCTTCATCAAATTCCTTTTCGCAATATTCGCATACCCAAACTTTTTCGTATTCGTCGTCGCTACATGTTTCCCATCCTTCGCTAGATTCACATTGAACACACTCATTTGCAAAATGTCCCGGCTCTCCACAAGTAAAACATTTATTATTTGTGCTATTACTCATATGTTGTAAAAAGTCCAATGTTGATTTATCTAAATTTACTTTAGTAAATGCCCCTCCACGAACATTAGCAGTTCCATATTTATCCATATATTGTCTTGTAAATTTGTCTTCATCGTAATCATTACAATTAGGTATAATTTTTATCACTTTTAGCGGTTTATATTTTTGTGTCCATGCAGAACCATTACCATTACAATGATTTTCTAATCTAAATTGTGGATTGTTTGTTTTTCCAATATAATATTTATTTTGTTCTAATTTGAGAATATATATATAAACCATTATGCTGTTATATTATTATTGTTTTTAAATAATAATAATAATAATATAAAAAAAATAAATTATAAATAAGTCAATTTTATGTTGTTTATTTTATTTTTTGTTTTATAATGTCTAATGTTGTTTTATCTAAATTTACGTTAGCATATGTTCCGCCTCGAACATTAGCAATTCCATATATTTTCATTAAGTTTAATGTAACTGTGTCTTCTTCATAGTCATAACAATCTTCTATAAATCTTGTTACTCTTAATGGTTTATATTTTTGTGTCCATGCTGCGTTATTATTATTTAAATAAGATTTTAATGTAAAAGAACTATTAGTTGTTGTTCCAACAAAATATTTTTCGTCTTCTAATCCGAGAATATATATATTAATCATTTTTAGCAACATCTACATATTTTTCTAAGAAATCATCTAATGTTATTATTTCGATTGTTCCGATTTTTTTTGCAGTTTCGACTTTTGTTGAACTGCTTAAGCTGTCACCTATTATTAAAATATTTGTGGTTTTTTTCACACTTGTTTCAATAATTGGTCCAAATTTAGCAAGTACTTTTTCCAATTCTTTTTTCGTATATTTTGATGTTTTATCAAAGTCTGAAAATACTATTATTTTATTTTTTAAAATGTGGTCTTGTGCTTCTTTTGCTTCTGTTGCTTCTTCTTTTGCTTCTGTTGCTTCTTCTTTTGCTTGTGTTTTTGCTTCTGTTTTTGCTTCTTCAGTTGCTTGATTAGTTTGTGTTTGAAAGTCTGGTTTAATTAGTGTTATAAATTCAATAAATTCGGGTATTGCTTTTACAAATTGAGCTGCGGTTTTTTCTCCAACACCTTCAATAGCGCTAAGTTTGCTTATTTTTTCTTCTACAGATGTTTGTTGCATTGTTAAAATAGTGGGCTCTGCTTTTAAGATTGCATTTATGGTTCGTTCAGCAACTCCGCGTCCAAATATATTAGATGCTGCTGCTATTTTTGCTATGCTTGCTTTGTCGAGCTGTTTTTGCATAGATGTTTTGATTTTTGTTGCCATCTTTTTTTGGAACCCTTCAATATTTGTTAGGTCTTCCAAAGATAAATTTATTATTTTATGAATTGAATCTGCTCCGCTATTTATAATTTTTTCAATATTTTTTTCGCCTAATCCTTCTATTTCCAGGTCTTTAAAGAATTTTGTGATTGACTTTACATTAACTCGTGGATCGGATTTTACATTTTTTAGTATAATATCTACATTTGTAGAATTCCATACATAATCGTATTCTGTTGTGCTGGGCATTATTGGTTTTTGTGCTGGGACTATTACTGCTGTAATTTTAGGTATTACATCTCCGCTTCTAGTTAGGCTTACTAGTGCTCCTAATCCTATATTATTATCTACTATAAATCGCGCGTTAATACCCGTTGCGTATGTAATTGTTACGCCGCCAATTGTTACGGGTTCAAATTGAACGCGTGGTTTTATTAGGCCATCTTTTGATACTGACCATAACACGTCTAATACTTTCGCTTCTATTACTTGGTCGGTTAATACCATTTTAAAAGCAAAAGCGTGCTCGGGATTTTTGCTTTTACGTTCGTGTAAGTTATCGTCAATACAAATTATGCCGTCTATGGAGTATTCATAAGTGGTTCTAAATTCGATTAATTTATTGGATAAATAGTCGTTTGTTAATTGCTCATAGTCTAATGCTTGAATGTTTTTAACGGTTACAACGTTTAACTCTGCTAATTTATTAAATTGTTCTGACGGTTTTAGATTTTGGGGCATTATTACTTCATAAGCTACAAAATCAATATCTTGTAATATGTCTATTTCTGCTTGTGTTAGTTTTTTGCGATTAACTAGCCCTGCTATGAAATTTCGCGAGTTGCTGAACTGGCCTTTATATTTCAGTTTGAAAGTTTCTTCTTTAATCATTAATTCGCCGCGCAATGTTATATTTTTTTGCGTTGGCAAATTTAAATATGGGAGTATGTGATTAATCAAAAATCCGAACTTACCGTCGCCTTTTTTGTATAAATTTGGACTGCCTGATTCTGTGCTATATAGTGCGCTTACTCCGTCGACTTTTGCAGATATTACATAAGGGCCTTTATATGTTTGTTTGAATTTGGTTAATGCGTTTGTATCTGGCTTTATTTTATCCATTGACCACATTTCATATGGGAGTTTTACTTTTGCATTGTCGTTTTTTATTTGTGTTTGTTGGTCGTTTGCTAGGGCATTTGACGGGTCCTTTTTTAATATATATTCGCGTAATATGTCATATTCGTTGTCTGTTAATAGTGTGTTTTCTTTAAGTTCTGAAATATAATAGTTATCGATGGCTTCTTGTAGCATTGCTGTTAGTTCTTCTAATGATAATATTGCTAATGCTGTTATTCCTTGCGACTTAAACTTATTTAGATTTTCTAGGATTGTTTCTTTGATTTTTTTTGTGAATTTTTTGAGTGTGTGGGCTTTTGAGCTGGACATTTTAATTTTTAATGTTTCTTTATTTGCTGTAGTTGCTATTGTTGGTTCTGTTATTGGTTCTGTTGCTGGCTTTGTTGTATTTGTTTGTTCTTGCTTAGACTCAATTTTTTCCTGTATATGTTTTTTTATGTCTTCAAGCGGTAACGTTAAAATTACTGAATGCTCATCGTGTCGGTCTTGCGGTTCTTTATATTCCATACATAAGAAATCAAAAATGTGTTTTTCGGTTTTAAATAATAAGTTTTGGATTTTTTCTTGTTTTACTTTTGTTGTGTGCATTACTTTGTAAAATCCGTGTTCGCTCAATGTTAAATTTACATTTAAGGCGTGCTGTCTCATTGCTGTGTTGAATTCTTTTGACCCTGTAAAATATAGTAATGTAAAAGGGTATTCTTCTAGCGGGGCATATAGGAAGTCTAGACGGCGTGGAATAGCTTTTGCGTCTGTTAATAATTTTCCTATTGTTAAGCTTTTTGTCTCTCCACTTGATAATATTTCGAGTAAAATTTTTTTAGAATGTAATTTTTCTATGAATTTTACGAACACTTGTTTGTTATTATTGTAAGATGTGCATATTAAATCAATATCTCCTGAGCTCTCTGCTTTACGTCTATAACTGCCGACTATTTCAAATTTATGATTTTCTTCTAATTCGTTATTTTCTAGAATTGTTTCGCGGAAGTTGGTTACAAATAATGCTTTGTATTCGTCTATTTCTGTTCTCTGAATTCTTTTTAATAAATCATTATAATATTTGAGACCTATTTGTTGTTTGCTGTTTAATAGCGGTAATTTGTTTTCTTGTAATTCATTTTGTCGTTCTCTAAGTTGGTCTAATGTTACAATATTTTTTGTATTTACTAATTCGTTTGCTTTTACATGCCCTATTCCATATATATTTGTAAAAATATTTACTGGATTATTCTTTTCTTTTTCCACTGCTTCTAATGTTCCTGTTTTTAGAAATTCTTCGTATTTTTCTAAAATAGTTTTACCTATATTTGGTAAATTTAGTGATTTCAATTCAGTTGCTGAGTTAATAGATGTTGCATTTGGAGATGACATATATTTTTTAAGTTCATTTATTGCTTTTATATATGCTAGTGACCTAAAAGTCTCGCCTTTGTTTTTCATAATTATTGAAAGCTCATTTAGAACTTTCATAAATTCTGTAATATTGCTTCCGCCAAACATATATTATTATTAATATAGTTTAAATCTTTAACTTTTTTACTTAATGTCAATTTTTTTGTTATTTTTGTTATTTTTGTTATTTTTGTTATTTTTTTATTGTGTAATATTAAGTAATAAGTAATGGCTGTTAAAATAAAAAAGAGCGGCCACTATCTCTCTAAGGTCAATGGACAACCTATTATAAATAATGAATATGCTGTTGATATAGATAGCGAACGCAAGAAAAATAAACAAGTATTAGGTATGTTTAAGAACAATGGTATTGTTAATACTATGCATGATAGTTTGCAAAGTTATATGAATAAAATGAGTTCTAAAAACCAATCTATTTTTGATTTATTAAAAAATGAGCGTAATGAATTAAGCAAAATACCTAATAATGTTATGAAAATTTCAGATAGTCCACCTAAGTCTATTATGCCTAAGTCTATTATGCCTAAGTCTATTATGCCTAGTATGCCTACTATGCCTACTATGCCTAGTATGCCTATTAATATTATGACTAATGCTAAAAAAATGATTATGAAAAAAAAAACAAGAAAGCTAGATAATGGAATTTCTTCAAAATTATTTGATTTTACGAATATTGAACAGGCTCCTGACCCTAATCCTAATCCTAAACCTAAACCTAAACCTAAATCTAGACCTAAACCTAGACCTAGAGTTAGAAATATTAATATATCGCGTAAAAAAATAAGAACACGAGCAAGTCGTAGAAATCGTAAAAGGTTATAAATGTAATGAGTTATAAATGTAATGGGTTATAAATGTAATGACTTATTATTTCAATGACTTATATACTTTAAGAGCTTTATAAATAGTATTATATGTTTCGTTCTTTTTATTTTCTTCTATTTTTTTAAGTATAGTTTTTTTGTCGTGTAAATGTGTATCTAAATTATTTATATATTTCTTAGAGCAATATATCATATTGTTATCATTATAAATATATTCTATCTCTAGTTCTTTTATGGGTATAATTAATTCAATGATGTTAACAATATTAACAATATTAACACTATCTTCACTGTTTATTTCGATTATTGTGCTACAAATGTTATTTTTTACATAATTATTTATTCCGCTTAATTCGTAATCATTATATAGTAATGAGTTTGGAATGTTTGATGCAATATTTTTTAATAGCTCATTATTGTATGAAATTGCATTTGTAGTTTTAAGGTCTGTCATAATTGAAATAGAATAGCACATATTAATATACTAGTGTTTATTAGTATATTAATAATATTTAAATAATAGTTGTTAATATTATTAATATTAGTGATGAAATCTTTTAAATTAATTGTGTTTTTATTTGGTATTGGTATTGGTATTAGCCATTGTAATAATAGTAGCGATTTAAATATTTCAAGTGCTCCAGTTTGTGATTTTGATGTTGATGTTGATGTTGATAAAATGCACTATTATGCTATTGTTAGCTATGAAGAGTCTTTAAATCCTTTTACCAATAGCAATAGCATTCGCAATATTATTGATTTGGTGTTTGTATTTTTTATTGCGTGTTCATCATTTGCGTGTTCCGTTGTGCTTGTTTCGAATTATGTATATTCGACTATGATAAATCAATTTGTTACTTGTTATAATAGTAATAAGCTTTTGTATGAATATGACCCCTATTTATTTGAATACTTAGATGAGTTTAATAATATGAAAAGTTGTGTATTAAGTATTGATTTTTTGAATTCATTAAAATATAAATTTTTGAAACATAATAGTCCAAAAGGAGAAATAATTATGAATTATAATCACTTGTATTCTTGTTTTGATTATTATTGTAAAAAATCTAATATTATTGAGTTTAGCTATTTGGATGTTGTTTCGCGGATTTATGTTGTTAAAAATAATTGTAAAAATATATATATTGATAAGTGTGAGAATTGTGATTATGGGCTTGTTAATGAACTAGATGATGCTGATGCTGATGAGGAAGCAGAAGAAGAAAAGGAAGAAGAAAAAGAAGAGGCAGAAGAAGAAAATAAAGAAAAGGAAGAAAAAGAAGAAGAAGAAAAGAAGGCAGAAGAAGAAAAAGAAAATTCTATATTTTATAATAAATCAAATAATAAAGTTAATTGTCGTGAGAGCACCGATTATGTTTCAAATAGGTATAAATATAAAGGCACAATAGAAGAATTTTATACCTATTGTGAAACTAATTATTATAAAATACATTATAGTGATTTGTTAGAAACTAGCGACTCTAATTTATCTATAACATTTTCAATTGATAAAGAAGAGGAACTGGCTAAGACTATGGAAAATATTGCTTCTAATAAAAATAATATGGGTTTTAAAGAATTCAAAAAATTTCAAAAATTTTAAAAAATTATAAAAAGAATGTTTGCAATGTTTGCATATTTATAATATAATTATTATATATTATAACTATGAAAGCTAGTTACTTAAAAATAGATAAGTTTTTTTATGTGTATTTATTTTTAATAACACTATTTTC